AGTAGTGCCCGCAGGGCAGGGTGATAGTAGTGATAGTTCCGGGCGCAAAAAAGCGCCCCTAGGGGCGCTGGTGGGCTTGGCAAGGGCCTTGCGGCCCTTGGGTTAAGCGCTGGCCTTGCCGGTGACCTTGCGGCCCTGCGTGGCTTTGTTGACGGTGTACCCCATCTCGATCAGTCGGGCCACGATGCGCGGGTGGTAAACCGAGTCCGTGAAATATTCCTCGAGGTTATCGAGCCAGTGAGAAAACTGGTCAACATCGGCCGCGGTTGTCGCTGGTGCCGGTGCCGCTGCGGGCTTGCGGCCACCGCCTGATTTACGGGCAAGCCCGTGGGCTTCGCGCACCTGCTTTGCAGCGTCGCGCATAGCATGCTTGGGCATTGTCACGGCCGCGGCCGCGGTGGTGCACTCGTCAACTTTTTTGCCGTCTTTGCCAATCACGGACACGGTAACCGGGCATTGTGCCGCGGCCAGTAGGGTAAGCGCGTCCTTGAAAAGCGCGCGGACGTTGTGCCCGGCCGTCTTGAAATCGTCAGCATACAGTGCGCAAACTGCATCTATGCGCTCGCCCATGGGCTGGGCGGGGTTTAGCTGGGCGGCGGCGACAGCGGCGGCTTCTTTGCAACACTGCAGCATGGATGCGGCGGCTTTGCCGGCCTTGATGATGAGGGCGCCGGCGGCGGGATCACGATGGCCGATAACGGCCGCGGGAGTGGTGGTTTTGCTCATGAGAAAATCTCCAAGTAAACAAGTAATCCGGGAAACCGCCCGGCCGGTATGGCATCTCGCTGCCATGGGATCAATTATACAACATCTGGCGGGCAAGTCCACAATTTAATCCCATGGGATCGGCCCCGGGGTGATAGTAGTCGGCGGGGCTGGCGTGGCGGGGCTGCGCGCAGGCTGTCGCATACTGGGGCGAGGCTGTCAAGTGGCGCGAATGATAGTAGATGGGCAGGGCCCCGAAGGGCCGGGCGTCATTGCACCAGTACGTCGAAGTATGCGAGTGCGAGCGCAGCGAGTGCGAGACCGATGACGACAGCAGCGAAGACATCGCGCATGATGAAACTCCAAGTAAGTTAGTAGGATGTTCACTGTAGCACGACACCAGCCGCGCAGCAAGGGCAGGAGCTGATAGTAGTACCCCCTACGGGCCCCCAAGGGGTGTACCCCCCGCCCCCCATCCAATATGGGGCGCCCGCTTGACAACCCTACTTTTTACACTTTATACTAGGGGCTCATATATTAGGAGCGTGGGTATGGCTACAAAGTACGCGGGCAAAGTGTTTGGTCACTTGACTGTTTTGGACGGTTGGACAGAGCAGCTTCCAAGTGGAAATTACAAGCAGCTATTTAAGGTTCAGTGCCTGTGTGGAAGCACATACACGCGGACTGCGCTTAGCGTAACGCTGGCGGCTAATAGAGACACCTTGATGTGCAAAGCCTGCCGCGCGGAGGCTTACGCGAGGGAAAGCGCCAGTGGGTACAAACACCCACAGCACTCTATGTGGCAGTCTATGGTGGCAAGATGCCACAGTCCGGCTAGCCAGCACTACGTTTATTACGGTGCTCGGGGTATAGCTGTGTGTGATGCGTGGCGTGGAAGTCGCCCAAATGGAGAGCTTGCCAGCATAGACGGGTTCCACCAATTTTTGGTGGATATGGGGCAGCCACCGGAGGGAACATCTATTGACCGCATAGACAATGATGGCCCCTACTCACCAGATAACTGCCGGTGGCCTACACCAGCCGAACAAGCTAGTAACAGGCGAATAACGACACACGTTACGCTTCGCGGCAAGACGCTATCTATTACAGAGTGGGGCGCCAAGTTAGGCCACCCCGATCCCGCTGCATGGGCTGTTCGCGCCGCTGCGTGGCAAGTCCCACTGGAGCGCGCGCTGGAGCTGCTGGTGGAGCACTATCCAAAACCAGTTGGTAAGTGGAAGAAAATATACGCCTCAGCCATACCCGCAGCGTTACGTGATAAGCCTAGGCCGCCCCGGGCGACAAAGCTCCCACGGGTGTATGACGAGCCGTACATTACGTTCCCTCCGAAGTGCTGACAGTTATTCATACCCCCGCCCCCCTCAAATCACAGGTACCCTAAAATTTTTTCCCGTGGTACAGTCGCACCACTGATATTCCAGACAGTGCTTGCACTGAGGAAGGACGCCTGTGCACTCATCCATCAACGCGGACCAACTTCTGCGCGACTTGGCCTTGGCCGTTGCAAGAAACGTGGTCGGGGCCAACCGGCCCATCAACGAGATCATCGCCGGCGAGGGGCTGACCGCCTCCGAGTACGCTGCTATCTCAACAAATCCGCAGTTCAAGCGCTATTTGGCCGCCTACGAGAAGGAGCTGACCGAGAACGGCTTCAGTTTTTCGGCCAAGGCCAAGGTGCTTGCAGAGGCTTCGCTGCCCACGGTCTACCACATGATCCACGATCAGGACACACCCGCGGCTGTGCGGCGCCAATTGATTGCCGATCTGGTCGAATGGGCCGAATTGAAGCCAAAAAACAACAATTTAGCCCCTGCAGGACCCGGTTTTTCGATCACCATCAACATCCCGAGCACCGGCCAAACCCCTTCCCAGACCATCGTTTTAGAGGCCGAAAGCCCGGAAAAACCCTCGGAAACTGACCAAAAACTGACAATTTCGGCCGAAAATGGCGAAAAACCCTTGAATTTGGGGGACTTTGACCTCGATTCAGCCTCTATCCGCCTGCCGGCACCCAAGATCGCCCTTGCCGAGCCCGAGGACTACGAATACGCGGGGGACGACGTCCTGTGAGCATCAACTACACCCCGGTGCCGAGTGTCACGCCGTACCTCCTGTCCGACAAGTTCCAGTCCTTCATCATCGGGCCTGTGGGCTCGACCAAAACCACTGCGTCTCTGATGAAAATCCCGATCGAGGCGCAGAAAATGGCGCCTTGCTCGGACGGCATACGCCGATCTCGTTGCGCGGTGGTGCGTAACACGCGCCAGATGCTGCTGGACTCGACCATCAAGGACTTCCTCAACCTGTTCCCGGAAGGACAGGCAGGGGTGTATATGCGTACAGAGCTAAAATACATCCTGAAATTCAATGATGTTGAGTGCGAAGTACTCTTTCGAGGCCTCGATGACGCGGATGATGTGCGGCGCCTGCTGTCGCTGCAGCTCTCTTTTGCCATGGTCGACGAGGTGCGGGAGATCAACGCGGACGTGTTCGACGCGCTCACCGGTCGTGTGGGGCGGTATCCCAACGGCATGATGGTGCCGCACCGGCCACAGTGGGGTGTGGATGACAAGGGCAACGCGATCCAAGGGTGCGTGGACGACAGCGGTCGGCAGATGAAGAAAGTCTGGGGCGCGACCAACCCGCCGGACCTCGACAGCCACTGGGAGCAGTATTTCACCAATGCGGACCCGGACAAGGTGCACGTCACCATCCAGCCCAGCGGCCGTTCACCCGAGGCCGACTGGATCAAGCACTTGCCGTCGGGCTATTACGACGACCTGCAGACCGGCAAGAGCGAGGACTGGATCAGCGTCTACATCGACGGGCAGTGGGGTAAATCTCTGTCCGGCACGCCGGTGTACGACAAGACCTTCGTGGCGGACTTCCACGTGGCCAAAGAGGAGATCAAGCCGTTCGCCAACGCTGACTATCCCATCACGATCGGGATTGACTTCGGGCGCACGCCGTCGGCCGTGTTCATGCAGCGCGACCCGCGCGGCAGGGTGCTCATCCTCAGCGAGATCACCACGGACAACATGGGCCTCGAGACGTTCATCAACACCCGGCTCAACCCACACATCGCCAGCCACTACCCGGGCTACCACTTCGTGTGCGCGCCCGACCCTGCGGGGTACGCCAAGACTCAAGCCAGTGAGCTCAGCCTCGTGGACCAGCTGCGCAACGCCGGGTTCCAGTGCGCCCGGCCGCCGACGAACGACCCGGACAAGCGGATTCAGGCAGTGGAGCGGCTGCTAAACCAGCAGGTCGAGGGTAAGGCCCTGTTCCTCATCGACCCGCGGTGCACCCAGCTCATCAAGGGCTTTCGCTCCGGGTACCGGTACAAGGTCAGGAAGAACGGCGAGATGGAGGACAAGCCCGACAAGAACGAGTTCAGCCACGTGCACGACGCGCTGCAGTACGGCTGCGCTGTGATCGACATGAACATCCGCGGGTTTGGCCAGCGCGCGCAGCGCCGGGAGATCGTGCGTGCCGGGTACAGGTACGCTTGACCGCCACCCCCCGGGAGGTACAATGCCGACAACTCTGGAGGGCTCCGCATGAGCTTGATGTCGACCAATTATGTCCGCTCGCAAGACCCGGACGTGTTCGAGCGGGCCAAAGGCGCCGCCGGGCGGCTGTTCGTCGAGGACGGCAATTCAGCCTTCTACGAGGGCCGGCAGTACTTTACGTTCCACGAGTTCAGCATAGCGGCCGCCGCTGTCGGAGTGTACAAGGTCGTGATCACCGAGGACGTGATCATGCGGGACTTTTTCGTGCTGCTGGACGTCTCCCGAGCCACAGTCGAGATTGTCACTGGCGGCACGGAGGGCGGCGCGTTCTCGACGCCGCTTGTCATCCAGCGCACCAACAACATGCTCCGCGCACCGGCCCGAGCGACGACCAGTACCATGAGCTACGGCGGCACGCTCACTGGCGGCACTGTGCTGGACAAGTTCATCCTTAACTCCGGGAACAACCTCAACCATGCTGTCGGTGCGACGGGCGGTGAGCAGTTCCCCGTCGGGTTCCCGCCGGGTACGTACTACGTGCGGACTACCAACACCGGCGAAGCCACAGCGACCGGCATGTTCAAGGCCCGCTGGACCGAAGACCCGAACTGATCTGAAAGACACCCATGGCACTTGGACTTGCAATCATCCCCGTCGCTACGGCAGCTGACATCGAGGCGCAGCAACGGCGCAACTCAGAGACGCAGGCCAAGCCGGTCATCCAAGGGCTGGCCGCCCACGTCAAGAAGCGCTGGGAGTCGGCGCGCGAGGCCAAGCGGACCATCGAGGAGCGCATGCTCCAAGGGCTGCGCCAGCGCAATGGCCAGTACGACCCTGAGATCGAGGCGGAAATCAGAAAGCAAGGCGGCTCTGACATCTACGTCAACCTCACCTCTGTGAAGTGCCGGGCGGCTACCAGCTGGCTGCGCGACACGCTCTTGGGCACTGGCACCGACAAGCCGTGGGGACTCGAGCCGACGCCGGAGGCCACGCTGCCGCCGGACGTGGTGCAGGCCCTGCAGGCCAAAATGGCCCAGCAGCTCATGATGGTGATGGAGTCCGGGCAGACGCCGCCCGACCAAGAGCAGCTTCGCCAGCTCGCCCTGCAGATGAAAGACGCTGCGATGCGCGAGATGCAGGAAGAGGCGAACCAGCGCGTCGACCGCATGGAGCGCAAGATGGAAGACCAGCTCGTCGAGGGCGGCTGGATCAAGGCGCTCAACGAGTTTCTCGACGACATCGTCACCTTCCC